GTGGATGATCGTGGCCCGGCCGGTGTGGTTGTGTCGGTGCTAGAGCAGGCCGGGATCGCGTTGCACAAGGTGACGACGCGTGAGGCGGTGACGGAGATGGCCGGCCGGTATGACGGGTTCACGTTGGTTGTGGATGATCGTGGCCCGGCCGGTGTGGTTGTGTCGGTGCTAGAGCAGGCCGGGATCGCGTTGCACAAGGTGACGACGCGTGAGGCGGTGCAGGCGTGTGGCGGGTTGTTGGTCGCTGCGCGTGATGGTCGTTTGCGTCATCGTGGTCAGCGTCCGTTGGATGCGGCTGTGTCTGGTGTGAAGCGTCGCACGGTGGGTGATGCGTGGGCGTGGGGTCGTAAGACTTCAGCGTCCGATATTGCCCCGTTGGAGGCTGTGTCGTTGGCGCGTTGGGCGTTGAGTGGTTTGAAGAGCGGTACTGATTCTGATCCGCTCGTGTTCGCTTATTGATTGGAGGCTGCGTGGCTTTGTTCCGTCGCCGTGAAAAGCGCAGCCTTGATTCGCTGGCAACAGTTCTCGCTAACAACGGCCTGCCGGTTCGGCAGGACTTTTTGCCGTCCTCGCTCCCCGTGTTGTCGCCGTTGCAGGCGATGCGACACCCGATGGTGCAGCGTTGCGTTTCCTATATCGCCAGTCGCGTGGCATCGACACCGCTGTACGAGTACGAAGATTCGGTGTCGGCGACGGCGCCACTGCCGTCGTCCCCGCTGATCGCTACACCGTCAGCGCGCCTCTCGCAGCTCGACTGGTTGCAGACGGTTGTTGCGAACGTAGCGAAGTATGGGAACTGCACGCCGATGATCGTGCGCCGTGCCGGCATGTACGCCATCCAGGCGGAGGTGATTGACCCGCGGGCCGTGAGTTACGACGCTCGCAACGATGCGCTTGTCGACTCAAACCGCAACGTCATCCCGTGGGAGGACGTGCTGCACTTCAAGTTCCCTGGCCTGTTGAACGAGACGGGTTCGTGGGGTTTGTCGCCGATCGCTCTCGGGAACGCCACGATCGCTCTCGGGTTGGCGGCGCGTGACTTCGGCTCTGGTGTATTCACTGAGTCGGGTATCCCGCCGGCGATCATCTATTCGAAGACTGCGTTGACCGAGCCACAGGCTGCCGACATCAAGGCAGCGTATCAGCGGAGCCGCACTGGCGCCCGTGACCCTGCCGTGTTCGGTGCTGATCTGGTGTTCGAGAAGTTGTCTGTTACGCCGGAAGAGTCGCAGTTCTTGTCGACTCAGGATCGTGTCGACTCTGAGATTTGCACGATGTTTGGTCTGCCTGGCGAGTTGTTTGGTGTCGGCAGGAGTGGTTCTGCGGTGACGTATGCGAACCTCGAGCAGCGGTCGAAGGCGTTGTATGACAACACGTTCGCTGCGTGGTTCCGCATGATCGAGTCGGTGTTGTCGGCGCAGTTGCCTGATCGGCGCAATGTGCGGTTCGACGTGACGCAGTTCGTGACGCCTGATCAACTCACTCAAGCGCAGATCGGTGAGATCGTCACTAGGGCCGGGTTGGTCACGGTGAACGAGTGGCGGTTCGACCAGGACCGTCCACCACTTGAGGCGTCCGAGAAGAAAGAACGCCCGTTCCAGTCGGTCGGCCTACCGGCGTTGACGAGTGCCGGATTGATGACAGTCAACGAGGCACGGTTCCAACTCGGCCTCCCACCCATTTCAGGCGGCGACGTGTTGTTCGATCCGACCGCCCCGGCTCTTGCCGCTGGAGGTACCCCATGACGAAGACCATCGAGCGTCGCATGGCGTTCGCAGATTTCGAGTTGCGTGACGCACCGGATGGTGCTGTCGGGCTGCGCGGTTATGCCGCCGTGTTCGACTATGTGGCGCACGGCGAAGTCGTGAAGCGTTCAGCGTTCAACCGGACACTCGCCCAGCGCGACAAGGTCAAGCTCCTCGTCAATCACGACGGCGTGCCGATCGCATCGACCGACGGTGGGACGATGGCATTGTCTGTTGACGACCGTGGCCTGATGGTTGATGTGTCGTCGCTCGACATGGCGAACCCGACAGTGCAGGAACTTGTGTCGGCGATGCGTCGCGGTGACATCACTGAGATGTCGTTCAGCTTTGAGGCCACCGACTCGCCGATGGTCGACGGTGTCCGCGAGTTGCGCGAGGTCAAGCTGTATGACGTGAGCGTCGTCACCTACGCCTGGTACGACGCCACATCGGTCGAGTTGAACTCGTTCGACAATGCACGTCTCGCGTTCCGTTCGCTCGCCCCCGAGCAGCGACGCGAGTTGATCGAGTTGGAATCAACAGAAGATCGGTCGGCCTGCCCGCATTGCGGCGGTGCCGACACCGACACGCAGGCCGATAAGCCGGCTGAGCGTGTCAACAAGATCGCCACGGCGCGAGCGTTGCTCGCGTTGGCGAACGCCTGACAACAGGCATCAGCGGAACCCGGAGCGCGGCTCGGAGCCCTAGAGGCCACCACCCGACGCCACCACGTCTGCACCCCACACAGGAGCACCCATCACCTGCCAAGGAGCAGAAAATGTCTCTCATTGATACCGTGCGCGAGCAGCGCACTAAAGTCCTCGCGGACGCGGACGCGATTGTCGCTGCCGCCGAAGCCGAAGCCCGTGACCTGACCGACGCCGAGTTCGACTCGATCAAGGAAGCACGCGCCACCGCCGACAAGTACAAGGCTCAGCTCGACGAGCTCGCCGCCATCGCCGAAGCCCGCGACGCCGCTGTGCCGGCCCGCAAGATCAACGAGGGCGGCGCCAAGGTCATCTCCGAGGCCCGCACCTACTCGAAGGAGTCGGACCCGACCGGAGGTCAGTTCCTGGCCGACGTGATCGCCGGTCAGCTCTCCGGCGATTGGGATGCCCGTGAGCGTCTTGGCCGTCACATCACCGAGGAGCGCATCGAGCGTTTCAAGGGTCGTGAGATCCGCGCCGTCGGTACCAGTGCTTTCGCTGGTCTGACTGTTCCGCAGTACCTGACCGAACTCGTCGCCCCCGACGCGAAGGCCGGTCGTCCGCTGGCGAACATCTGCAACGCTCACCCGCTGCCCGCTTCCGGGATGACGGTGAACATCTCGAAGATCACCACCGCTTCGAGCACCGCCGTTCAGACGCAGAACAGCGCATCGTCCGAGACGAACATGGACGACACCCTGTTGACCATCGACGTTCTCACGATCGCCGGCCAGCAGACCGTCAGCCGTCAAGCAATCGAGCGTGGCACTGGTATCGAGGACACCGTTCTTGCCGACCTGTTCGGCGAGTATCACACCACCCTCGACTCGACGCTGATCAACCAGGCCACCACCGGCCTCGACGCGATCACCGACGGCGCCCTCGACATCGCCTACACCGACGCCAGCCCGACGGCTGCTGAGGCGTGGCCGAAGATGTTCGACGCCATCCAGCAGATCCAGACCGCCGTGAACAAGGGTGCAGATGCGATCGTCATGCACCCGCGGCGTTTCTGGTGGTTCGCTGCCCAGGTTGGAACGAGCTTCCCGTTCGTCAACCTGACCGGCGCCCAGAACCAGGCTGGCGGCTCGGTCGCCACCACCGGCTACGGCATGGGGCCTTCGGGTTACCTCGCCGGCCTTCCGGTGTATGTCGACGCGAACATCGTCACCAACGGCGGCGGCGGCACGAACGAGGACCGGATCTACATCCTGACCCGTTCCGAGTGCCACCTGTGGGAAGACTCGGTGCAGTTCATTCGCGCCGAGCAGACCCCGGCCGCTTCCCTCGGTGTTCTGCTGGTCGTGTACGGCTACATGGCCTACACGTTCAACCGCTACGCCTCGGCCAACGCCCGCATCGCGGGGACCGGCCTTGCCACACCTGCATTCTGACCTTAGTGACTCCATCGTTCTAGTGATAGAATGGGAGGATGGAGACTAAGGAATGCACGAAGTGTGGAAAGAGTTGCCCCGTCTCAGAGTTCTATGTTGCGAACAGAGAGACGGGGCAACTCAATCCACAGTGCAAGGCGTGCTACAGGGAATGGCATAGGGGTAGGTACACCCCAAAGACTGGCGCTACTGACGATGAACGCGAATGCGCTCAATGTGGGGCGACATATGCCCCACTTCAGCGCAGACCGTCCATGTTCTGCTCCAAGCGGTGTAAGGACAACGCCAAGAACGCAGCTCGGCAGGCAGCGATCGATGCAGCCAAACCACATAGGGAATGTGTCCACTGCGGTAAGGCGCTAGCTCGAGAGATGCGCTCGGACGCAAAGTTCTGTTCCGCTGAGTGCAATTCGGCTGCTCACGCGGTCACGCGCAAGATGGCGAAGCGTGCTGGGCGTGCCAAGAAGTTCGATGACCCACTACTCGAGCGCAACTACATAGCCAAGCGCGACAAGTTCCGTTGCGGCATCTGTGGCGGTCGGGTTGACATGAAGTTGAATCACCCAGACCCGATGTACGGGTCGATCGATCACATCGTTCCGCTCGCCGCTGGTGGTGGTAACGAGTTGTCGAATCTGCAACTTGCACATCTGCGCTGCAATCTCGCCAAGCGGCAGCACGGCGGCAGGGAGCAGATGCTGCTTATCGGGTAGGCGTGCCGCCTCCCATCTTCGGAGGTTTCACTGTGGCTCGTATCGACTCTCTTCTCCGCGAGCGCGAAGGGTACGTATTGCGCAACCTCCAAGATCGCGTCGCGCAAGTCGACGCGGAGATCAAGCGGCTCACGGGTGTTGTCGTCGACGACAACCCGGCCGCTGATGTTGTGGTTGAGTTCGAGGTTGCATCGTTCGATCCGCCGGAGCAGGCGCGACGTGGCCCTGGCCGGCCGCGCAAGGTTCGTGACTGATGGCTCTGACCGCGTGCTACTGCGAACTTGAGGACGTTGCCACCCGGCTCGGCATCGACGACTTCCAAGACGACGCCACACTCGAGGCGGCTGTCACGTCAGGGTCGCGTGCGATCCGTGACTGGTGCGGCCAGGACTTCTACCCGGCGAGTTCCGCTACTGCCCGCACGTTCCGTCCGTTCAACGCCTACATGGCGAAAACAGACCCCTTCTCGACGACTACGGGTCTGGTCATCAAAACCGATGACGATGACGACGGCACCTATGAGACGACATGGTCAGCCAGCGATTATGAACTGGACCGTTTCGGTGGGGACATGGCCGATGCGATCGCCGCCCCCTATGACCGGATCAACGGGATCGAGCGTCTGTTCCCGACATGCACCCGGCGTGCCCGCACGTTGCAAGTAACGGCGCAATGGGGTTGGGCGGCGATCCCACAGCCGGTACATGAGGCGGCGAAGATCCTCGCAGTTGACCTATGGAAACGTAAGGACGTTGCGTTCGGTATCCAGACCGGCACCATCGAGTTCGGCGGGTTGCGGATCGGGCGTGACGTGATGGCCCAGGTGTCGTCGCTGCTGCAGCCGTATCGGCGTATGGATCGTGTGATGGGTATCGGCTGATGGTCGACATGATGACGATCGACGAAGTGATCGTCGCTATCTGTGACACGATCGGAAACGCGACCGGGCTGCGTTGTGGTGTCCTGTCCGACACGGTGAACGTCGGCAACGGACCTTACGTGCAGGTGTACCCGGCCGGTGAGATTGGCGATGGGGACACCTACTACCAGTCGATGAACCGCGGCGTTGTCACGATCCCGTTCGTCGCTCAGGTGTTGGTGTCGTCCACTGCGATCCGTACTGACATCAAGAAGCTGCACGAAGCGATCTCACCCGCTGGTCCGACTTCGATCCCTCAAGCGATCTTCGATCACCCGACGCTCGGCACTGTTGCGCTCGAGACGACCGGGACATCGCGGGCATCAGCGAAGTGTGCCGGTGTCGCCGAGTACGGGGTCACGACAGATGACCCCCGCTACTTGACGGCGAAGGTTCGTATCTCGGTTCAGTTGACAAGAGACAGGAGCTGACATGGGCACCTATGTCGCCGTCAACCATCGCGCCTACCTGGCGCACCTCGACGCTTCCGGCAGTGAACAGATCGTGTTCGGTCCGCTCAACGTCGCCGCGGTCCCTTTCCCGTCGATGGCCGATGGCGGGTTCTTGTCGCACAAGCCGGGACTCAAGTCTGGCGAGTTCATGATCGACAAGTGGCAGGACTTCGCCGCCGACGTGTGGGACGACGAACTCGGCCTTGCCGCCATCGGTTCGCAGTACGCGTTCAGTGTCGCACCCAACGTGACAGGCACGGAGACCGCAGGTGATCCGGCCTGGTTCTCGCGTGGTATCGCCACGAACTATGCACCAATGTCGGCCGCTGTCGGTGACCCGGTCAAAGGTCCAGTGTCGGGTGTGTTCGACACGGTGTTCGTCCGTGGGCAGGTCGCACATCCGAAGGCCGCACGGACCGCCACAGGCACCGGCACGGCCCTCGTGCTCGCAGGCCCCACGGCGGCCCAGTCGCTCTATGTGGCTCTCCATGTGACGGCTTATAGCGGCCTGACCAACGTCGTGTTCAAGGTCCAAAGCGATGACAACCCTGGTTTCTCATCGGCCACCGATCGGATCACGCTTTCGACCGTTACTGGGGTCACGTCACAGTTCACCTCTGTCGCCGGCAACTTCTCGACTGAAACCCATCATCGAGTTACCTGGACCGTCACTGGTGCGGGTTCCATCACGTTCGCTGCGTTCGTCGGCGTTCTCTGAACAACAGGAGTACAAATGGCTTCCTTCGTCATGACCAGCGGAACGACACTCAGTGGTACCGCATGGACCGGCGTTGCTCCCGGGCCGGGCAACCCGACCGTCTCAGGAACGATCAGCTCGAGCACCGACTGGTCGGACCACATCCGTCAGGTCACTTTCAACATGGCCAGCGCGAATGTCGATTTCACGTCGATGGGTTCCGCTGGCTATGTGAACAACAAGCCGGGCCTGATCGATGCTGATGTATCGATCGAGTTCTTCAACGACTTCGCTGCGTCGAACGTGGATGCCATCTTCGGTGCTGGGCTGTTGGCGGGGACGTTGTTCTACTTCGATTTCAAGCCGACGAGCTCGAGCCGTGCGGCGACGAACCCGTCGTATGTTGTCGGTCTGTATGTCGCCAGCTATCCGCCGCTCGGTGTCGCTGTCGGTGACGCGGCGACGGCGACGATCGGGTTCATGAACGCTGGGAAGTACGCCCGACTGACGAGCTGATGCCCGCCAACCCCCCGCTCGACGGCTTGTTGTCCGAGTTGGAGAACTTGCAGGACGGGATGCGCAAAGGCATCAAGGTCGGGACGAAGGCCGGCGCTGAGATTGTTCGTAAGTCGTTGTTGGCGAACATCAAGGCGATCGGCCGGGATCGTTTCGGTAAGACGCGTGGCAAGGCGTCGATCACCCTCAAGGACCGTTACGCGTTTTCGACGGTTGGTCGTGCGGCGAAATCGGCTGGTCATTGGGCGATGGTTGATCTTGGCACGAAGCCTCACAGGATTGAGCGGGCGTTTGGCCGTTCGGGTTCGGTGAGACATCCCGGGATGAAGCCGACCGGGGTGTGGGATCGGTCGTTGGCTGATGTGGCGTCTCGGGTTGACGATGTCGTCGAGGACGGCGTTGAGGCGGGGTTTACCAAGGAGTTCGGCCGTGGCTAAGGAGTTCTCCTACAAGGTCGGCGTCGACCCCGATAAAGGTATCCAGGGGCTCAAGGAGCTACAGCGCCAGGCCGAGAAGTCGCTGGGCGATGTCAACAACGAACTGCAAGACGGCGAGGACAACGCCAAGGCGTTCGCACAAGCGATGCGTGACGCTGCCGACAAGGTTGAGCGGGGACTGAAGGACACCGCTCGCGCTGGTGATGCGTTGGGCAAGGCGCTCGGTCCTGAGCTTCGCGCTCAGCTTGGTCAAAACGGCATTGACAAAATGGTCATGGATATGACCAAGGCGGGTCTGACGTTCGATCAGATCACCAAGGATGCCGATGAACTGGCCGACGGGATTAAGCGGCTCGAGCAGGCCGGCAGGGGGATCGGCGATCACCTTCGTCCAGAGTTTGAGAATCTCGAGGGGACCGCGCGCAAGGCCAACAAGGAGATGGATAAGTCCACTTCGGTCGTGGCGAACTTCGCCGGTAACGCAGCGCAGGATCTTCCCGGCGTGTCCGGTGCGTTCGGCGCGTTGAACGTCGCTGTCGGACAGTTCGCTGAGTACGCGACCGAGGGCGACATCTCCATGAAGAACTTCCTCAAGTCGGCGGCCGGGCTTGGACTTGCCACTGGCGCGTTCATGGTCATCAACAAAGTCATGGGTGACATGGCAAAGGCGAAGGAAGAGGCTCGCCGCCAGACTGAGGCGTTCGCCGATGCACTCAAAGAAGAGGCGGAAGGCGCCGACGATTCCGTCAACTCCCTGATCGCCAAGGAGTTGATCGACAAGAAGGTCACCAAGGGGCTCGAGGGGCTAGGCATCTCGGCGACAGATGTCGCTCGTGCCATCAGGGGCGAATCGGTCCCCGCCTTCGACAAGCTGTCTGATGCACTGAAAGACAACCTTGGCATCACGGCGCAGGCAACCCAAGAATCTCTTGGGTTGAATGATGAGCAGGTGAAGCTCGTTCTTACGGTGGCCCAACTGTCGGAACGATATGCCGACGGCGCTGAGATCGAAGCTGAGCGCGTCAAGCTGACAACCGCTCTCGGCATCGAGACGAAGAAGACGACCGACGCGACCGAGGACCAGACAAAGGCGACCGAAGCGGCGACCGCCGCGATGCGTGAACACCTTGACGCTGAACTGGCGTTGATCGTTATCGACGTAGGGACGTACGTCCCGCCTGCCGTGTACTGCATCGCCCCGTTCAAACGGATCGACACTCTCGCAGGCGTGTTCTGTAATACGGCGATCGATGTGAACGCTCCGATG